GGTGATATTATGAGTTCGTTAAATGTAAATACAATAGCAGAGTACACATCAGGTAATGGTGTAACCATTGATGGTGTCTTAATCAAAGATGGTGTAGTCGCAGGTAAAGCAACAGAAGCAGACCAATATCAAATTAACTCTGACATTTCTTCAGACACTAATCCTATTACAACATTTGTTAGACCTTCTGGAACATTACAAGCATATCCTGGTACAGGTATGTCGCAAAGTTCAGGAACTTGGACATTTCCTAGCACAGGATATTATGAAATATTTTTATATGGAAGGATTAAAGTTACTGGTGCAGGAGATAGTGCTTATTATGCTGTTCAAGCTAGTGATGATAACTTTAGTAGTCAAGACCAAATACTCGCTTTGAGAGCTGAAATAGAAAATGGAGATAGAATTAATATTGCAGGTAAAGTAATAGTAAAAATAACTGATACTTCCAACGATAAAGTCAGAATTAATTTTGATGAAGTTAGTAATGCTGTATTAGAAGGTGGTTCTGCTGAAATGGTATCAGGTGTAATCTTTACAAAGTTAGGAGAATTGTAATGCCAGGTAGTATAAAAATAGATGATGGAAGTGGTAACTATACCATATTAACTAGCCCTACTTCGTTAGGATCAGACAAAACAATTACAATGACCAATGATGGTATTAAAGTTGCTGATCAATGGAGATTAACTACAAATATTACAAATACTAACGCTGACATTACTTCTAATTTAGAAAGAATAGATACAGCTCCACAGGGAGTACTAGGTACAGGTATGTCAGAAAGTTCTGGAATATTTACTTTTCCTAGTACAGGTATATGGCAAGTTTTTTTAGTTGCTTCTATTGATGGTTCAGATAATGATAACGCTTTATTTGTGGATATTATATCTACTACTGATAATTTTAGTTCAGAGGTTACTCTTGCTAGAGCAAGAGAAAGTAACAGAGGTGATAATGCAGGTGGTTCAGCTTCAGCTTCTGCACAAACTTTAATAGATGTAACAGACACAAGTAATGTTAAAGTAAAATTTACAACTGTTAGCTTTGGAGATGGTGATAGCCTTTTAGGTAGCTCAACAATAAATCATACAACATTTACATTTATTAGACTAGGAGATACATAATGGCAAGTGAAATAAAAGTAGATACAATATCAGAAAAGACTGCTGCTAATGGTGTAACTATTGATGGGTTATTAATTAAAGATGGTGCAGTTGAAGGTAAAACTATAGATGTAGAATATGTCATTGTCGCTGGTGGTGGCGGTGGTGGTAGAGGTGAAGGTAATGGTAATGGAGATGGTGCAGGTGGTGGCGGTGCTGGTGGTGTTTTAACTGGTACAGTAAAACTAGTACCTTCAACAAACTATACAGTAACTATTGGTGGTGGTGGTACTGCTGGTAATGGTGGTGCTTTAGCTACAAATGGTAGTAATAGTATTTTTGGAGATTTAATTGCCATAGGTGGTGGTGCTGGTGGAAGTGATGAAGGACCTGGTAGTGGTGAAGGACCTGGTTTTAATGGTGGTTCAGGTGGTGGTGCTGCAAATAGACACGGAGGTGATGGATATTTTGGTGGTACAGCAGTTTTTGGTCAAGGACATTCAGGTGGTCATACTAAAATAAATGCTAGTTCTAACAGAGGCGGTGCTGGTGGTGGAGGTGCTGGTGGAGATGGTTGGCAAAGAGAAAATTATCCTTCAAATGGTTCAGGTTCAGCAGGTGGACAACCAATTTTTACAGATATAACAGGAACAGAAGAATACCTTGCAGGTGGTGGTGGTGGTGGTGCTGCTGGAAGCACATCATTTGGTTATGGTGGTAGAAGTTCAGGTGGTAATGGTGCTAATGCTAATAACGCACCAGGAGCAGGAACAACTAACACAGGTGGTGGAGGTGGTGGTGGTTGTGGAAATACATCAGGCACTAATTCAGATGGAGCTGCTGGAGCATCAGGAATAATCTATTTAAAATTTTTAACAAGTCTTACTGTAGCAGAAAGTGGTTTGACTAAAACTACATCTACTGTAGGAAGTAATACAATTTATAAAATAACAGCAGCAACTGGTGGAACAATAGCTTGGAGTTAATATGGCACATTACGCATTTTTAGATGAAAACAATATAGTACAAGAAGTAACAGTAGGTGTTGATGAAACAGAAACAGCACCTGAAGGATTTAGTAGTTGGGAAGAATATTACCAATCTATAAAAGGTGTAACCTGTAAAAGAACTTCTTACAATACAGTAGCAAATACGCATACTGATGGAGGAACTGCTTTTAGAGGTAATTATGCAGGAATCGGTTATGTTTATGACACAGACAATGATGTGTTTTATCCACAACAACCTTATCCTAGCTGGACATTGAGTTCTGACTGGGTATGGGAAGCACCAACAACAAGACCTAATGATGAAAATGGTTATGAGTGGAACGAAGATACACAGTCGTGGGAAATAATAGTGTTAGAATAGAGGAGATATGCCAGGTAGTATAAAAATAGATGATGGAAGTGGTAACTATACCATATTAACTAGCCCTACCTCATTGGGTTCAGACAAGACATTTACATTAGCTAGTCCTGTATTACAAACAGTAAACGCAACTGATACAACTGCTGCATCTTATTCAATAGCAGCAGATGCTTCACAAAAATTGGGTAGTTTAGAAGTAGCTATTACTCCTACTTCTACATCAAGTAAAATACTTTTGTTAGCAACTGTTAGTGCAAATGATGGTGGTGCTAGATACAATTCTTTAAATTTTTTCAGAGATACTACAGTTTTAGGTATGAGTTCAGCAGCAACTGGTAGTCAAACTAACGCAGGTGTATATCTAAATTCAGGAGATTTTAATGATATGCAGTATCAATGTCTGGCAACTTCTATGCAATTTCTTGATAGTCCATCAAGCACTTCAGCTATAACATATTCTGTACAAGTTACTAGGCGACACTCTGCAGCAACTATTTATTACAATAGACCTGAAAATTATACTGATGCTGCTTTTATTATGAATTGTATGTCAAACATTACAGCAATAGAAATAGGTGGATAATGAAAGTAAATGTAGCACAAGCAATATTAGCACTAGAACCAACAGCACTATTTGCTGTAGTTGAAGAAGATTTAGACCAAATAGTTTGGTTATCTGATGATGTAACTCAACCAAGCAAAGAAGATATACAAGCTAAGTTAGATGAATTACAAGCTGTTGAAGATGCTAAACAATATCAAAGAGATAGACTTACAGAATATCCATCATTACAAGATTGCATACACGCATTACTAGATGGTGGCGATACTCTTACAGATTTACAAGCAGCAAGACAAGCAGTAAAAGACAAGTACCCTAAAGGATAGATTATGGCAAGTGAAATATTACTTGATACCATATCTAAAAAAGATGGTAACAATATTGAACTAAATGATTTTATAAATTTTTATAATGCTTCATCTGACCCTGCACAAGGAGTAAGTTCAGCAGGGGATATTTATTACAACACCACAGACAATAAATTAAGATTTAATAATGGTTCTACTTGGAGTGAATTATGAGTGAATTAAAAGTAAATAAAATATCTAAAAGAACTGGTAACAACATATCTATTGATGACTTATTAAAACTAAAAAATTATACTACAACAGATAGAGATGCTCTTACAGGTATGGTTGCTGGAGATACAATATATAACTCTACTACAGGAACTGTAGATTTTTACAATGGCACAGCTTGGGCAGCAACATCTGTAAGTTCTTTTGCTTTTACAGTAGAGTATTTAATTATAGCTGGTGGTGGTAGTGGTGGTTTTGGTAGAGGCGGCGGTGGAGGTGCTGGTGGATATAGAAACTCTTATGCAAGTGAAACTTCAGGCGGTAATTCTACTACTGAAAATACATTATTAATTGATAAAAATACTAACTATACAGTTACAGTAGGTGGTGGTGGTGTATTTGTTAGTGGTAATGGAGTTGATGGTAATGACAGTGTATTTGCAAGTGTAACTTCTACTGGTGGTGGTTTTGGTGCAAGAGGTTTAGCAAGTGGTCAAGCAGGTGGTACTGGTGGTTCAGGTGGTGGTGGTTCAGGAGTAAATGGTACACCGGGTAATGGTGGTGGTGGTATATCAGGACAAGGTAAAGATGGTGGTCGTGGTGGTAATTCAGGAGAAGGTTTTTCAGGTGGCGGTGGCGGTGGTGCAAATGCTGCTGGTACTGATGCTAGTTCAGGTGGTGGTTATGCTGGTGGTAATGGTTTAGCTTCATCTATTACAGGTTCATCTGTAACAAGAGCAGGTGGTGGTGGCTCAGGTGCTTATGATTTATTTGGCTCAGCTGGTTCAGGTGGTTCAGGTGGTGGTGGAGATGGTGGTAGAGGTAACCACAATGTATCAGTTGCAGCTACTGCTGGTACAGCAAACACTGGTGGTGGTGGCGGTGGTGGCGGTAATGGTCTAGGTGGTGCTAATGGTGGTAGTGGAGTAGTAATAATTAGATACGCTACAGCAGATGCAACTATTTCAGTTGGTGCAGGTTTAACTTCATCAAGTGCAACAGATGGTTCTGACACAGTAGTAACATTTACAGCAGGAACAGGAACAGTGAGTTTTACCTAATGGCACATTACGCATTTCTAAATGAAAAAAATATAGTAACAGAAGTAATTACAGGTAAAGATGAAGCTGACACATCTACATTACCTGAAGGTTTTGCTTCTTGGGAAGATTGGTACGCAGATTTTAAAGGTCAGACTTGTAAAAGGACTTCTTACAATACTTATGGTAATGAACATAAGTTAGGTGGAACTCCTTTTAGAGGTAACTATGCAGGTAAAGGATTTATTTATGACACAGACAATGATGTTTTTTACGAACCACAACAATATGCTAGTTGGAGTTTAGATAGTAATTGGTTGTGGCAACCACCTACTCCTTATCCTACTGATGGCAATCATTATATATGGAACGAAATACAAGAAACTTGGGAGTTATGGACTTTATAATAATATTTTTACTAGGTTATTTTTTTAAAGATTTTAGTGCGTATCTTAAAAGATTAGTTAAGTATCAATCACAAGAGTTTGATTGGATTAGCTTTGAGAAAGATGACTTACCATAAATGACAAACAACAATGGCTATACGCAAAAGGAATTACTTAATATGGTTATTGAACGACTTGACAGATTAGAAGAAAAGCTAGATGCCAAACTAGATAAGGCAGAGTTTTATAAAGTATTAACGCTACTTGTAGCACTAGGTGGAGTTGTTGCAGCGATTGTAATGTAATGCTAAGAATACTCTTAGCTATCTTTTTATTAATACCTATGCCTGTAATGGCATATCATACAGAAACACAAACACCTTATGATATTACTAACACACTAAACAATGATGGAAGTATTACAGTTAGTTGGCAAGAGAGTGATGGATTAGAGGATAACCCACCTGAATACTACATAGTTTACATAGGACTTACAGAAACTGCTGATGACAAATCAGTACAAACAGACTTTGGTTTTACTACAGCTTTGTCTTGGCAGAGCTATACATTTACAGCAGAGTATTTATACAACGAGTTGTCTGTAGATAATCAAAAAATATATGCAAAGGTAAAAGCATTTCACGATACTAATGGTACAACTAGCGACTTTACGCCAGTAGAGAGTGTATTATATGATTATGTTTATATACCTACTACAACGACATCTAGTACGACAACAACAACTACCACCACAACAACGACAACGCTACCTAAGGCGGAAGATGTGGTCGAAGATGGTATCACTACTTACTTGGCTTGGGATAAAGATGGGTGTGAACACCCAAACAATCCGCTATCGTATAAAGAATATCTTACAGCTATTGAAAGCAAAGAGTGGTTGGGATTTCAAAATGGAGATTGCTCAGGCCCTACACAAGAAGAACTTGATGCTATCAAAGCTGAAGAAGAGCGTATCGCAGAGGAAGAACGTCTAGCTGAAGAGAAACGTTTAGAGGCAGAACGTCTAGCTGAAGAGGAGCGTCTTGCTGAAGAGAAACGTTTAGAGGAAGAGCGTATTGCTGCAGAACTTAAAGCACAGGAAGAAGCTGAGGCTCTTGCAGAGCTACAAGATTTAGACGTTAACTTATCTAAAGAAGAAGTAGAAGAGTTTGTAGAAGTAGTCAAAGAAGTAGAAGAGTTTGTAGAAACTATAATAGTAGAGGAAGAAGTTATAGATATTCCTGAAGTTATTATAATTGAAATAGAGGAGGTAGAAGATGAGCCTATTGTTGTGGTGGAAACTGAAGAAGTGGTCGAGGAAGTTTTGGTTGAGCCAATACAGGAAATTGTTGAGGAAAAATCTTTAGAAGAATTATCTGAAGAAGAAGCAGAAATAGTACAGGAGGTAGTTGATAATGCAATATCAAATGTGGAAGAACTTACAGAGGAGCAAGTCGAAGTTGTTGCTGAGGTATTACAGGTGGAGACTGAAGATGTTGAAATCATTGCAGAAGCAGTTAAAACAGATGAAGTAGTAGCTGAAGCTGTAGAAGTATTCGTAGAACGTGCTGTAGAAAATGCAGATGTAGAAAACTATACTTTTGCTGATGTAGTTACAGAGATACAGTTTGAACAATTTATAGAAAATCCTATAGAAGTTTTAGTAGATTTTGATGGTATTGATTTATCTAGCATAGGTGATGATATGACATTAGACCAAAAAGAAAAAGCACAAGAAGTTGTTGTCCCAGTTATTCTTACTAGAATAGCTAGTATGGCAGCTTTGATATTTAGGAAAACAATATGATAAAAAAATTATGGAACTGGTTTATAAAGATAGTTAAAGAAACATTAAATTTGAGCTGGACACTAGTTGGTCTAGTAATTGCAACACTTACTTTAACTGGTTCAGCACAGCAAATTACTGGATTAGCTACTATAATAACATTAGTAATATGGTTATTAACCATAGGATTTAGAAAAGACTAGGAGAAATAATGGACTGTTGTGGTAACGGTTGTTGTGGCGGTAACTAATGTGTGCTGTTCATACAAAAGAAGATGGTTCTTTTGTGCAGATATGCAACTGTAAACATGGTTCATTTTTTTGTGAGGAGGAATAATGGTAACTTATAGAGGTGAAAAGTTTTCAGGTTACAATAAACCTAAGCGTACACCTAAGCACCCTACTAAATCACATGTTGTTTTAGCTAAAGAAGGTAGCAAAATAAAGATGATTAGATTTGGTGAACAAGGTGCCAAGACTGCAGGTAAGAAGCAAGACGCTAAGTCTAAAGCTAAGCGTAAATCTTTTAAAGCTAGACATGCCAAGAATATTAAGAAAGGTAAAATGTCTGCAGCTTACTGGGCTAATAAGGTTAAATGGTAATGAATATATTTAAAGCACCTAACACACTTAAGAGATGGTCGTTAGATTTATCTGATGCTTGTGGTAGTGTGATAACTAATCAAGCACCTAACATACAAAAAATAGATGAACTAGTAGAAAAGTTTGTCACGGATTATAATGAAAATATGGAGAAAGCAAATGCCAGCAAAGAAAAAACCAGCTAGAAAACCTATCAATGCTAAAACTAAAGCAACACTTCAGAAGAAGGCTGCGAACTCTAAGTATACTTATGGTCAACTGGCACAGGTATACAGGCGTGGACAAGGTGCGTACCTTAGTTCAGGAAGTAAATCAGCTTCTATGGCTGCTTGGGCTATGGGTAGAGTTAACTCTTTTATTAGGGGTGGTCATTCTCAAGATAATGATTTGAAGAAAAAAGGTAAGAAGTCTAGTGCCAAAAAGAAAAAAAAGTAAACGTAAAGTTAAGTATGAGAAGGGCGTACCTGCTAAGTATTTACAGAATAAAAAAAATTCTAAAGGCTCTGTGGCACGTGAGATTCGAAGTACAGCTAAGGCTTATAAAGAAGGACGGTACATAGATTTAAAGAAAGTACAAAAGTCTAGAGCAGTAAGGAAGAAAAAGAAATGAAGTTACAAGTAGTAAGAACACAGTTTGGTACAGATGCAACAAATGGTTTGTTGTTTATTAATGGACAGTTTGAATGCTATACATTAGAAGACCAGTATCAGGCCGTAAAGGTTATGCATGAAACATGTATACCTGAAGGTACATACGATATAAAGTTTAGAACTGTTGGTGGATTTCATGAGAAGTATAAAGCTAGATATGGTGCCTCTCACTACGGTATGTTACATTTACAAGACGTACCTAACTTTACTTATATTCTTATACATGCAGGTAATACAGATGAGCATACATCAGGTTGCTTGATTGTAGGAGAAACACAACAAGATTTAGATTTAAGTGATGATGGATTCATAGGACATAGCGGCAAAGCATACGTAAAGGTCTATGATAAAGTTGCAAAAGAATTATTACTAGGTAATGAAGTAACAATAGAGTATACAACTATACAAGCATTACTAGATAAACCTGCCGAAGATACAGACTTGTATGAAAAATTACAAGAGATAAATGGAAATGTTATTAAGTTGTCTGCTAAACTAGATGGCAGGAAAATAATATAGATGCGTAGAAAAAATTTTAAAAGTAGAATTAAAGCAGAAGAAGCATATAGAAAAAAAGCTCTAGAGCGAGAAGCTCTTAAAAGAGCAGTAGCAAGAGGTAAAATAACAGGTCCAAGAACAGCACCTAAAGCACCTAAGTCTCCTGCTAAACCAGTTTATAAAAGACCTCCAGGTCCACCTAATCCACCAGGATATGGTAAGACACCTCCTAAACCACCAGCAAGTAGAATGACAAGAAGAGGTAAAATAAATAAAGAAATTTTTGATGCTATGAATCCTGATGGTCCTACTAATCCTACAAGAAGAGGAACTAGATTAGCAAACAAAGCATTAAGAACTCCTACAGAACGTGCATTAGCAAGAGCTACTGCAAGAGCTACTGCAGGTGTAGCAATAGGTGGTGCTCTATTAGCATATGACGCATATAAAGCAATAGACGCATACTCAAAAACTTCAGGTCCTAAAAAACAAATGGCTAAGTATAAAGCTAAAGGTGGCTTTTCACACATGAACTCTAACCCTAATAAAAGAGGTAAGTCAGGAGTAGATTACTAATGCCAGGCTTAGGCGGTTCTTCAAGAGATGATGCTAAACAATACATCTTACCTGTGTGGGTTAATAAACTAGCAAAAGCATCTCGAGGAGATGACAGACCATTCATATATCCTAACATGAAAGGTATGCCTAAACGTGAGAAAGGTATGAGAGCCGCTGCTGAATTAGGTAAAGCAAAAGCAGCACAAAAAAAATCATTGAATTATGCTAAGCAATCTCAGGCAGCTTTTCAAAAAGGTAAATATGCTTTAGGTTCTGTGCTTCGTGCTAAAGCAAAAGATAGAGCATTACAAGAGGCTACACATAAATATAGGTATTCAAGATACAAAATAAATAGATGAGTTTATTTAAAAAATCTAAAAGAAAAAGAAACCAAGACGGCACGTTCAAGAAGGACGTGGGGTGGACTCCTTGGTCTGAAGCATGGGAGTATAAGATGAGTGACGACCTCAAAGATATGTTAGAGCGTACAGCTTGGACATTTATTGAAGCGTTCATTGGTGCCTTAACAGTTGCACCTCTTGTTGGTGTAGAAGCTGAAACACTTCAGTTAGCTGCATTAGCAGGTGGTGGTGCTGCATTAGCTGTCATTAAGACTTACGCTAAAAAACAAATTACTAAGTAAACAAAAAACCCCTTAGCAAAACTAAGGGGTCTTTGTATTCCTGTTGGGATTTTAAAATGGAGCGTCCTCAGGTCCAATGTCTTCCATTGGTCTAGCAAGTAACTCTGCTTCCTTCTGTATTACTTTGTGATAATGTGTCTGATACTCCTTTGGTGTCTTTGCATTATCAAGCCACCATGACTTTGCAAATGTTTTACCATTAACAGTATCACCTTCAGTACAGAAACCTGCACCACTACATCTCATGTCAGGAGATTTTTCTGACTTCTTTTCTTCAGGTCTAACAATCATAATAGCTTTACCACATCTACATGTAGGTACACCATTATCATCATATTTCTTTTTACCATTATCCCATGTTGGTATTTCTGTAAGGGTAAGACCTGCGTCCTTTGCTATATCTTCAACGCTAGACAAGCCTGATTGTTGGGAAGGGGATTCTAATGAAACCTCAGACTTGTCTACGTTGACCTTTGATTCTAAGATTTCTTGTTTCTTTTTTTCCCACTTGGTATCAAACTCCCTAGGTTCTGTGGTGTCCTTCTTCGTAGCATTACTACCTCCTACTTTGCTCATCTCTTGGCGAGATGGTCTTTTATTACTACCTTGATATTTCCAATTAGCCAAAGCTCTACCAATAGCAGATGTCTCACAGTTTTCTACCCATGCATCTTTATTAGCAAAGCCACCTTGACCTTTAGTTTCTTGTGCAATACCTGTAGCAACAAGTCTTCCATTGTTGTCAGTTATGTCTGCTTTGATTGTTACACAAGTTCCATCTTCAGTTATGTGAACAACATTTGTTGTAATCATACCTTCAGGATTATCTTCCCAATATGCTTTGAGCCTATCTTCTACTAACTCGTATTCTTCTAAATTAAAAGACATGTGTCTCCCTTCCCTATATCTACAAGATATAGAATATACTTATCTAGTTTATATGCAAACTATTCTATATTATTTTTTTCAGTCACATCATTGATAAGACTTATGCCTGTTCTAATAGGCATGTGTTTATACTTACCATCAACAATGACTACAAACTGTGGTCTTGTGCCGACTCCTGCAAATTCAACACCGACTACTTTTGTATCGCTTCCCATGTTACTCCTCTAGGTTTACTAGGTACTCTGCTGTTACACCCTTGTCAGGTTTCACAAACAAAGTAAATTGTGAAGGTCTACCCATAGATGCAAGTTGTTCTTGTGCATATGAGTTATGACTTTCAGTAGAACCATTTACCCATAGACGTACATCATTAAGATATAGTGATGTAGGTGTGTGGTAATGGCCGCAGACAGCATGAGTAAAGTCTTCCATAAGACCTGCAGATGCTAAGGCTTTCCAACCTAGCACCTTTTTATTATACCCGTAAAAAGGTAGACCCATACTACCTCTAATGTTATCACCATGAAAGCATAAAATCTTGCATTTTTCACCAAGATTTACCACCTTGTACCAATTCTTTTTCTTGTCTCCGTCAGGTACTACGAACTTAATACGCTTTTCTTTTTCAAACATTGTCTCTAGTATTTTACCTAGCATTCTATCTGCATTAGTTTCAGGATTATAGTCACGTCTAGACCTACCCCCTAATGCACCATGGTTACCGATTACCCATACAACTTCTACTTCCTTAAACTCTGTAAGTAACTTAGCAAAGAAGTTATAGAATATGCGTGGTCCATCAACAGTAACCTGTCTATATAGAGAACTATCTATCTCATGTGCTTGACCTGGGAATATAAGTTCTCCTTCTATAATATCTCCTACAGCTAGCACAACACACTTGTCAACTGGCGTAGTTGCTTTGTGTAACCTAGCTAATTTAATTATCTTATCTGCATATAGTAGAACTCTTTCCTCTGCTATTTCAGAATTATATGTAGGAGTTACCTTAGATAACTGAACATCACTAAGGATTGGTACGCATATTTCTTTTCCACCTCGCCTCTTGCTGTGGGGTGGCACCGTAATCTTTGGGATACTAAGTGTTCTAAAGCTATCTAAAACGGCAGTTTCTAACGCTTCTACATACTGTTCTTTCTTAGCTCTAAGTTTATCTATGCGTTGTAGCAGTCTTAGATTTGTTTGTTGTAAGTCTCTTATCTGTGTGCTTTCTGCTTCAGCGACTAGCTTGTGTAGTTCTTTATCCTTACTCATCAATAACTGCTTCTTTGTACTGTTGTTTAATCCACCTGTTAGCAGTACTATGACTAATCTTTACATCAAATTCTCTTTCAAGTATTTCCTGTAGTTTGGTGGCGTTGGCTTTGTTGCCTTGCTTTATGTAAGTTCCTAGCTCAGTAAGAAATTCTTTTGCACCATCAGATAAGTTATCTAACCATGTGTAAGAATGACTTGCCTCCTCTATCAACTCTTTGTATATATTTGTCATAGTAATTATTGTAGTCACTATTACGCAGAATACGCGTAATAAATAAAAAAAAAAGTTACGCTGAATACGCGTATGAAAGAAAAAAAAAGGGGGACAAACTCTCGCGAGTCTGTCCCCCTGAGGTCAGTGGGCGAAAGGAGGAAACTCCCACTACCCATATTGTATCATCTATACCTATAGACGTTTCACTGATTTTGCAAAATCAATCACATCAGTGATATCGGATAGTGTGACAATCCCTGCCTTCTTTACAAGGTCTAGACATTGTTCAGTACCAGCTCGTGATACTTCCTCTGAATAACCTGCACCATATTTGTATAGCATGGTGACTTGTTGGTCAGATACCCATATGCGTGGCTTAGGCATTTTACTTAGCCAAACCAACGCAGGATAATCTACAATATTTTCTACCAGTGATGCAGGTAGTTTAGAAACCATGCGTTGGTTCTTTGCCAATATACATAGTTCGCCATCACCCCCACCTCTAGCATTCACTCTTCTCTTGTCAGATGTACCTGAGTACATAGCAACTAAGCCTGCAGGTAATGCTTCAATGATACTCATAATATCATCTTCACTTAAGCTCATAGAACCTGAGGCATCAATGAGTACTGTACCACCACGAATATTTTTCTTTACACGAAACATTCTCTTATCACTAAAATATCTGTCCGTGTAATGTGGTATCACACCATACTCATTTGGTTTGTGAGTAGCACCTTTAATCTTGTGTTTAAGGTTTTGTGTCAATGGCTCTTGTATGACAGCCAAATCACCCCACCTGTAATTACCTCTACGACCATGTGACTTAGAAGGTATACCTCCATCTCCAGGTATTACGTATGAACTAGAAGTAGAATGCTTTGCTTTGAACATACGAAAGTCAAACTCTGCTTTCGCATCAGTCTTTGCTTTAGCTTTCTCTGCAACTTTACGTGCGGTCTTATCGTCCATGAACTTAGACAAACTGTCAAAGTTTCTCATACCTGTAACAGATGAAGTTTTCTTACTAGCACTTCGTATGTAATCAGCACCACCCGATAATATACGAGCAGCTTGTTTGTATCTACCTGTAGTAATCTTTTTGTACCTGAACATACCATCTCGTAAATGATACTTAGCTTTATAGCCTTGACTTAGCAGATACTCTAAGTCGTCTATCTTATCTCTGTATACCATCTTGGTTTTTTCGTATGCAATAGCAGAGTATGCTAAGACATATTCTTGTAATGCTATTCTCTGTATCTCACCTGTAGCCACATCTGTATGTGGTATGAGTATAGAGTCTTTACCATAATCTGATTGACGAATAAACTCATAAAGTATATTCACTTCAAACACAGAGTTAATCAACTCATAATACAAATTTACGATAGCATCATCATCATCACTCAAGATTGCTTGTGTAATCTTTTGTGCAAGAATTACTTTAGACACATCAGTTAAGTTGTGTACATTAAGTTTCTTGTACCATGGATACTTATCAAGATGATACTGCCGTAGCAAGTTGTATAGGCTATCCCAATCTAGCTTTGTAAAGCCATCATATTCTCTGATGCGTGGTAACTCTTTCTGCAAGTCAAGATATGCACCAGCATTTCTTAGCTTCTCAAGAGTAATGACTTCCAAAGGTACATGTATGTTTAGTTCATATCTAGGATAACCATACGTCTTGAGCTTCATTTTGTTCTTGAGATATGGTGAATGAGATTCACCAACTCCAAGAAGTTCTTTACGAAATTCAGAGTACGCATAAGAGAATAGATTTTCTCTATCCTCTTCTCGTAGCTCTTTTAGTGTATAGCTATCCCAGTCTCGTAGAACTTGGACAGCGTATGTTTTGTGTTGACATAGTCCATGCTCGTAATCATCTTGTTGATTCAAACGACATAACTTAAGTCTCATGTCACACTTAGTACCTTCAATATCAACTACTTCAGTTTGCAACTGTGTAGAATAGATAGGTAAATCACCACCAAATGTGTAGATTGGTGTAAGGTCGTTAGGCACTTCTGCTTGAAGTGCCTTAACATCTACTACTGTATTACCTTTTTCGTTTTCTCCTATATCCCACGAGCCAGCGACTTGTGCTTCAGGATAAAACATTATTCTATTTCCGTGTCGCTATTCAAAGCAACTAGCATATCCTCACCCTTGCTACCGAATATAGCTTGTGCAGCAACATCAGCGTTGTACTTCTTACGTAGCTTATCAAACTCAATCCAAGAACGTATAGAAGTTCTTCTCTCATCATTTGCTACTGCAAGCTCACCAGCAAGTTGTCTCAAGTCTTCACTCAAAACTTCCAATGCTTTAGGGTGTACGCTGTCAATGTTTATCTTGACAGGAAACCTATCGGCTAGTGCAGGGTTAAGCATATCGGGTGTACCATTCATAGTAGCTACCACATGAAAACCACTAGCAGGTTTAACTACTTCGGCTTCATCATTGGGTAGTGTAATGAATGCATACTCAGGGTCATCAAGTAGAGCATGTAAGAAAGTACTTACATCACCACCTGCATGGTCAATCTCATTGACTACAAGGCGACCACCTTTAAGCCAAGCATTGATACCTGTACCATACTGCCACTTGAACTCTTCCTTTGAGGGTAGGTAGAAACCCCTTAGTTCTGCAGCTGAACTATCTTCTGTTAGTGTAGTAGCATCTACACTTTGTTTGTTTAGGTTATAAGTAGTAGCTGCATATGTTTTACCCGTACCAGGTGGTCCGTATAATAACACTCTCCTACTCTCACCAATCATCTTGTTTGCTAGTTCCCAGCAATCCATGATGACCTCCCTTCAGTTGTATGTTATGTTGTTGGTTGTTCGTTGATTAAGAACACCTCAACGCCATAACCTCTTTTTCTTGTTGTAGCTACGAATGTATCTAAGCCTTCAGTCTTGAAGTACTTAGTAGCGAACTGAGCACATGCTTGTCCTTTTCTCTTAACTACCTTGTATTCTTTGCTTGTGAATTTATAGAACCTAATGAACTTATTAGGATTATCTATAGCCATAGCAACTGCATCGTGGAACATTTGTGTATTGTATTCACTTGTGCCTCCACCTTTGCTTCTTAGTCCGTACTCTTTTACAAAGTCAGCCTTGCTTAACATTTGTAATTCACTTGCTTGGTTCATATCCACTTTACTCATGGTTACTCCTCCTCTTGGGCATTACCCAAGTATTGTTCAATGTCGCTTACTAACATTTCGTTTTGGCGTAGTTCCTCAAGCGACAACACAGGAACTTCACCTTTACCTAGCTTGATGTCTAGCTCTGTCATGTCTGTGAAAGTATCGTACATTACCATACTCTCAGGTACATCAGGCAAACATTCGTATGCCTCTATCGGTAAGTCAATCCATACATCAATTGTTTGTAATGTATCTGTTTCGTATTGACCACGACATACAACACGCCATAGCGTTCGTATGTGTTTCTCACAAGGAACATCTTTCCTCGTGTCATGTACCTGTGACATCATTAGCGTTGCAGGATAACGATTGTCTGCATATACTTTGTCTTTGTCCTCTCGTGTATCTACATCGTATAGATTGTATACACTAAAGAACATGGGATATACAGACTTGTCATATCCATGCATCAATGCTAGGGAGTTAAGGAAAGCTAGAACTTCTGTAGTCACAGCTACATGTCTAGCTTTCAGCTCATACGAATCCGTATCAGCCATACTTACCTACCTTTCTTGTTTATCTTTTTGCAGAGGTTCTGAGAGTTCACCTGTGATACAAACAAGTTCTTGACCTGTCTGTTCTACAAATAAACTACCGAACCTATCGCATTGTTCATCACTATTGAACTTAGCAATAGGATAGTACATGTTGTCCTTCTCGTGATAAAGCCACTTGTTAGCATCTTTATCTGTACAACAAGAACACCAACCTATTCTCATCAATAGTTCTGTATCGTATGTGGTTACTTCTTTTGTACAATTCCAGCATAAGGCTTTTGTATTGTTATATACAAATA